GTAAGTGTAGACGCTACCGCTGGCGCAACAACGGTTCTGTTTACTTTTCCATCAAGTACTTCCAGCGATGGGGTGAAGATTACAGAGTGGGACTTCCAGTTAGAGGGTGTAACGGGAACCGCTACTGGGACTCTCACGCTTAACATCGGGAACAACAACGGTGGAGGAAATAACAACATCATGCCTTCCACTGCTTTAACGGGTCTTAATACTAATTTCACGTCATTCACTTATAGAACGAGTTTGGCTGCGAGGTCTTTTGCAACTGACGTGGTTCGAGTGGTTATTACCGGGGTTCTTAGCTCTGGCAACGTTGTTATCACGCCTAGAGGCATTCGATAAGGAGATTTTATGGCAACAGGTTTTCCACAGTTAGTTGATACAACGAGCGGGCGCGGGTTCATAGGCAATACCAGCGATGAAGTCTCCACAAATTTAAGCGGGGCTACTGCGAATGGTATTATTTGTAGGACAGGGAATGGAACTTTCGAAAGTGGGCTAGGAGATGTGGTGGTTGTCCCGCTTTCGTTTAGTGCCTTCGCTGTAGCAGGGACGGACGCTTCTGTTTTGATTGGGACAATGCCAGCCAACTCTCTGCCCCTTGAAGGCTCTGTTTATGTCGAGGTCGCTGGGGACAGTGTAACTACTTTAAGTTTAGATGTTCGTTTTGGCTCTGTGGATTTAGGGATTAACTGTGACGGGTTGACGGCTTTAACTCCTGAGTACGCGTCAGTATTTAATGAGAACGCCGGGATCATCCCAAGACAGCCTGCTACTTTAAGTATTTACGCAAGAGCTGTTTCAACGGGAGCTAATTTAAACACAATGACACAAGGGACGTTTGATTTCGTGTATTCTTACAACACAGCGAGGGTTGGATAATGCCAGAGATTGAACTAATTGAGAAATTTGGATTTCCAGCAGCTATATCTCTTATATTTTTCGGTTTGTTATCTTGGATATTAAGAACAATTATCAAGCACTTTATCGATACCATAGAGGATCTTAATTTTGAGAGAAAAGAAGCTAATAAGGTCTTTGTAGATTCGTTAGAGTCGATGGTCCATGGGTTGAAAGAGAACTCTCTTGTCATTGAGAGGATGCATAGCTCGATTAGTCAAATCGCGTGCTTTGGTGAGAAAACAATAAGGCTTTTAAATAAGAATTAAGGATTATTAATGGGATTGCCGTTAGAAACTCAGTCGTTTTACACAAATGGCGGTGGGCTTAATTTAAAAGCTTCTCCGACTAAAGTCGCGGAAGATGAAGCGAGTTTAACGCTTAACATCGATTATACGATCGATGGCGCGTTCACGACTCGTTACGGCTCCACGGTTTTAAACGTAGCGGCAGGAATCCCAGCGCCTATTGCAGGAAACCCTAAAACTTTAGGCCTTTTCCCATTTAGAAAGTCCGACGGAACAGCAATAAACTTAATTGCTGCTGGGACGGCGATCTATGCTGGCTTTGTAACCTTAACTCCCGTGGTCACGGGTTTAAGCGCCACCCTCCCTTATCCCGACTTTGAACCTTTTGTAACAAGAGATGACGAATGGGTTTTGTACGGCAACGGGGTTGATGCGAATAGAAAATTCAACGGAACCACTTGGACCAACTTAAGTATTACGACTCCAGGCAACCCTACAGTAGGTTTAAACGGTGCTGGGGCGCTCACAGGGACGTTTGATTACTACGTTGCATACGTCCGTGAGGTTCTTGGTGTTATCGTCCAAATAAGCGATTTAAACCCTGTTGCTCAAACTATTGTAGGTGCTGCGAGCACAATAAGAATTACAAGAGCTGGTTCTCCTGATGCTCAAGCAACTGGATGGGTGATTTACCGAAGAAGCCCTACTTCCGTGGGAGTTTTTTACCAAATCCCTGGGGTTATTCCTATCGCTACGACTATCTACGATGACAACGTAGCCGCCGACGGAACAATCGAAGCGGAGTTTGATAACCAACCGGCTCCTATAAGTAAGGTCATTGAATCAAACGACTTTGGAGAAGTGGATTATGTCGACGCCGCGAGGCCTACGGATGTCTATACGTCTAAACCGTATCTTCCTTGGAACGTGCCTGAAGAGAACTTAACGATCTTCGATGGACCTGTAAGATGTATCAAAAGAATCTTTGGTGTAACGATTTACGGTACAGACCGTAGTATTTGGGTAAGAAATGGATCTTATCAGACAGCGGATGTGAGGCGGGTGTCTTCAGCGGTGGGCATTTTAAACAATCGTTGCGCAGTAGGCAAGGACCAAGGGTTTTTGTACATACTAGGAACGAATAAGAAGGTTTATTCGATGACTGCCACTGACTTCTCTCAGAATGAAATCAGATTCAGCGATCCTTTATCCTTAAAGATAGACCCGTTATTTAGCCAGATCAGCTCCGCTAATTCAGAAATCCCTTGTATGGAGTATTACGACGCTCCGGCAGTAGCTAAAGTTGTTTTAGCCGCTCCAGTAGGGAATTTAACAAACAATCGTTTGATTATTTACAACGAGATTCAAAGCCTCTCAGTAGATAAGCCTTGCTGGCAAGTCTACGACAACATCAACGCATCTGCTTTAAAGATGATGAATATGATTGGAGAACTTCACCTTAACTCAGGAGATTACAATGGTCTACTTTGGCATCTTGACGATTCTTCTGTGTATGGAGATGGTTCGGAAATCAACGGAACTGTAACTTCTGCCACAGGAACGACTCTTACTGATTCAACCCAAACCTGGACTGTGAATGAGCATGTAGGGAAAAACGTCCGGTTAATTGCTGGTTTTGGTGTGGATCAAGTTAGAACGGTTATTTCGAACACAGCAACTCAAGTCACTGTCGCCGCTTGGACTACGGTCCCTAATATCACCACAGAGTTTACGATAGGTGGTTATGACGTTTACCACTATTCTAATTGGAAGTTCGTTTTAGGCTCCTACGATATCCTAAAACAACTCTGGTTTATCTGGTACAACGCCAACGCTTCTGGTGACTACGAAATCGACCTTATTCTTCAATTTGACTTCAACCAAACAGTCTCAGGTCAGTCAGTTATCCCTATCAGTTTAAGAGCCGGTAACGCGATATGGGGTTCTTTTATTTGGGGTGCTGCTATTTGGGGTGCTCAGGATGTATTCGAGGACCGGCAACGTTACTTTTGGCGATTTAGATCAATGAGAGTGGGTTTTCGTAACAGAAAAGCAGGGCAGCCTTTCCAGATTAATGGATTTGGGATAAGCTCTCAGAATAAAGAATTATTCTTTAGGAGCACATAATGGCTTACAGAGTAGGGTACTGTCCCCAGTGTGGAGATCAAATCTTGGTAAGGGACACGGATAGAAAATGGAACTCTATCAAGAAGAACTACCGTAAGGCAGACCTTTATATGGGAGATGGTACTCGGATCTCAATCCCTATTTGCTCAAAATGTTTAGCTGCTCCGGATTTAAATGTATTAATGGCTTCTCTTGTCGCTGAAGGATCAGTGGCTGGCAATAAGAAGACAATGGATTTGCTAAAAACAAAAGGCGCCCCAGTTAAGATACAAGAGAAGGTTTCATGATTATTAATTGTGCCCAGTGTGGGAAAGAGAAGAATATCAGGCGTGAAAGACTAAAGCCAAAGAACTATTGTTCTAAGACTTGTAGCGGGAAGTCCCGTCAAACAAAGATTCTGCTTAATTGCAAAGTTTGTGGGACCGCTATGCTGAAACACCCTTTCCACATCAAGCGCCACGGCACTTCCTTGTTTTGTAGCCGCAAATGCCAAACTGATTTTCAGGTGGGGCCAAATAGCCCTAAATACGTCCATGTTGATAAGCCATGTAAAATTTGTGGTGAGCAAATACCACATGATATAGCTGTAAAGCAGGGGACTACATGCTGCTCAAAAGAATGTCGGACAATCGCTCTGTCTGGGACAAACCATTATTTATGGCGTGGAGGTGTTTCCTTTTTCCCATATCCAAAGCAATTTACTAAGCAATTAAAGGAAAAAATAAAGGATAGAGATGGCCATCAATGCCAGGGCTGTGGGGCTGACTCGAAAGAGGCTATTCTAGCCGTCCACCACATTGATTCGGACAAGAATAACTGCTCCGAAGAGAACCTAATCACAACGTGTCAAAAGTGTAATAACTCAGCCAAGCGCATGAGAGATTATTGGATTAATTTCTATACTTATAACCTCTGCAAAAGAGGACTCGGGAACTACGAGTGGAGGGTGCAAAAATCGCAACGATTCCAGTAATTTTGTTAAACGGAACTACGGCTGACGCGAACCAGGTTATGGATGATTTCAACGAGATCTACACCAATATCCTATCTTCAAACATAGGCGCTGGTGGGTCGACGGGTACAGGTAGGTTTGTTTTAGAAACCGGCGCTACTCTTATCAACCCTATCATCAGTGGGATTCCTTTAAACCCATCGTTTACCAATGGATTAACAATACCAACTGGCCAACGCTTATTTTTAGGAGCCAGTTCGGTTCGTGAATCTGCTGCTAACGTAGTGACTTTTACCACGAGTGGATCTGATACTTTTGAAATCAATGACGGTGACTCGGTTCGAGTTTTAAACGCCCTTAATTTCTCAGTCCAGGCAGGATCAAGAATCTATTTAGATGGCCCTACGGGGAGTGTGTACCTCCGAAGATCTGCGGCTAATGATTTAATGATCGTCGCGGGTGGTTCTGATTCTCTGGAAGTAGACGGAGGCAACTCGGTTAATATTTTGAACGCGATGAACTTTTCGCTTCAATCGGGGTCTCGTATTTATTTCAGAGGCTCTGCTACCGGCCCTTATATTTATTCAACGGGCGCTAATATTTTAAGAGTTAATACAAGTGGCTCTGATTCATTTGAAATTGATGATGGGAACTCGGTAAATGTTCTTAACGGGTTAAACTTTACCGTACAGTCAGGCGCTCGGGTTACTTTAGACGGTGCTGGTGGAAATGATTATTGGGCGAGTACAGCTAATGGTCAAAACGACTTGATGTCTGCTGGGACTTTAACTTTAAGAACGACATCCGGCGGAAACGTACTATTGCCACAGTCTTTAGCTGTTGGGACATCAACAGCTCCTACTCAAGTTGTTGATGCAAATGGTGCTTTAACTTCAAGGGTAAGGTCTTCCAGTTACTTTGCCGCCAACTTTTCGAGAATGACCTCAATTGAGTTTATGATTGATGGAGTAACCACTGGAGCCAATCCTGTGACGGTGAATGACAGTTATAATTTAGGCTCTATTACATTCTCCAGCCCAGGTTCGGAAGATCTTTACACCGTAACATTTGCAACTCCGATGGATCATGCAAACTACATTGTAGTGGGTGCTGCGTCTGAGCTTGGGGCGTCAGAGTGGCATGGAGTAACTTGGTCTGCCGGGACTAAAACGACAACGGGAATTGAATTAAGAATCGTTAACGCCTCCGACGGAACAACAGACGTTGGAGTGCAGTTTACTTTAGCAATTATTGGAGGCAGAAACACATGATTTTAGAGATAACGGAAAAAGAAGCGAACATGCTGATTACTCTTTTGGATGAAGCAACCAAAGCTAAAGGATTAGCTCTCGCTCAAAGTGCTCTTTTCTTTTTAGATAAGATTCAAAAAGCAGCCAAAGAAGTGAAAGAGTAAAAGGAGCTACTATGGGATTTTTAGGCGGACTTAAGAAGATAGGTAGTTCTCTTTTCGGTGGTGGTGGAACCAAAGGGTATACAGCACCTTATTTACAGCAAAACGAGAGTGCTGCTCAAAACGCTTTAGGGAATAGACTAGGAGCGACTCAAACCGCCAACCCTAAGTATAAAGCGGGTTCTGGTAAGCCTGGAGAGCAGCAGTTTAACTACGACTACTCGAACACTGGGAAGAAAGTATACGGCTCCGAGTCTGGTGGGAATTACAACGTCGGTGGTCAATCTTACGACATGAGCGCGATTAACGATGCGATTGCAGGATATAGAAACCCCTCTCAGTCCACAGCTAAGTACGATCCTTATCAGTTCAACTTCCAGGACAGGCCGCAGCAGTACTTTGACCAAGCTTACGAACAAGGTGCTAAAGGTATTCGTCGTGAAGGTGCTGGGAACTTACAGCAGATTCAAAGTGCCATCGGTACTCGACGGCCTGGTTTACTTCTAAAGTCTGCCCAGCAGAATGCTAGAGATGTCGGTGAGCAAGAAGCGACTTTAAGAAGCAGTTTAGGCCAGGAGCAGATGAGGCTTGGTAGTGAGTTAGGTAGAGATCAACAGGTCGCCCAAGCAGGAGAGAATCAAAACGCCGCTGGTTTCAATAGAGATGTAGAGCGTGGGAACATGGATCAAGTCTACCGATACTTACAAGGCCTTCAAGGCGCTGGAGAGAGTAAGCTAAGCGCCCAATCAGGTGCCTTGGGTGAGGAGAGAGGTTATGAAGACCAAGCGATGCAGTATCTTTTACAGTTAATCCAAGGTGATAAGGGTGTAGCTAACCAAGGCGCTGCTGTGAACCAAAATAGACAATCAGGTATTATTGGAAACGTTTCTAAAATTGCTGGGTTATTCCGATAAGGGGATTTATGAACATGTTTAAAAAGAGACCTTCTAATTTACTCTTTAAGAACTCTTCGGTTGAGAGTGAATATGACGGTTTAGATGACGGGTTGAAGTCTTTGATGGGAGAAATTCAAACTCCCGCAACTCTTACTTCTGGCAGACGGTCCTTGGCTGAAAACACAGCGGTAGGTGGTGCACCTAATTCCTTTCATATGACCGGACAAGCAGCGGACTTTAGAAGGGATGAAGTCACTCCAGAGATGCTAAAGTTGTTTCAAGGTAAAGGATACAAGGCTTTGGATGAAGGAGATCATTATCACGTCGAGCCTGCTGGTAAAGCCAGTCAATCTTCAGAAGGCCCTCTTGGAACATCTTCTCAACCTTACAAGCCTCAATATCCTTCTGATGAAGACTTAGGTTTAACAAGACCAGAAGAGAAAAAAACGTCTCTATTTGGCAAGATTATGAAATATGCAGCTCCAGCAGCTATTGGAGCAATAAGTGGGCTTGGCGCGGTTCCTGGGTTTATTGGTGGGTATGCTGGCATTCAAAGCGCTGAAGCTGAAGAGCAAGCTCAGAAGATGAAGGATTACCAAGAAGAGAAGAAGACAAGAGCTAAGTTCTTAGAGCCTACGGGAGATCAGAAGTTATTTGAATACTACAAGAGCTTAAACCCTGATGAACAGTCTCAATTCAGTGATCTTAAAAACCCTCCAAAAGACGACAGCATGACAGAGTACCAACGAGCGCTGTTAAGTCTTAAGAGTTCGGAGGCATCAGATAAAGATAAGCCTGATCCGAAGACCGTGAAGAAGGATGAAGCCACCTTAAGGAAAGAGTTTATCGGGAATCCTATTAGTAAGAATCACGAAACTTCCAAGACGGGTCTTCAGAAGATGGAGAACACGATGAAATCAAATAACCCAAGTGGGTTTGACGACATGTCTCTTATCTTCAACTTTATGAGAACATTAGACCCTGAATCTGTCGTTAGAGAAGGCGAGTATAGGACCGCTGAGAACAATTCTAGCGCCTTAGAGAAATTCGGTATTGCGTTTAACAAATTAGCAAGTGGTCAGAGATTAAGCCAGGATCAACGGCAAAAGTTGCTGATGGCTGCTCGAACTCAACACGCCGCTCATGAGCAAACATTCGGGAAGTTCGCTAAGGATTACCAAGGAATCGCGAAAGACTACGGCGTATCTGCGAAGAACGTCCTGCCTGGTTGGAAGCCATACCCTGAAAAGATAAATACGTTTTACGGCAAGCAACTCCCAATTGATGAAAGCAGGATGACTTCAGAAGATCGGGAAATGATAGATTGGTTGTATGAAAATCCAAACGATCCTGACGCAGGTAGGGTGGAACAGATATTAAAAAGCAAGGCGATTCTAAAATAGGAATTTTATGCCAATTGACCCTAGAGAGTATATAAAAAAGCATTCAAAATTGGATGATAACACGGCTCCTGATACTACAGAGTACTATCAAGGCACTCCTATTGATCCTAATGAAGGACTTGATCCAATAACCAAATATCTCTCAGAGCTTTCGGTGCCTACGGACAACCCTGTTTCTGGGTATATGGCAGGCTTAACAAAAGCTACTCCTGGAAGCAGTGTGCTAGGTGGAATAACTGAAGCCAGCGCAGACCTTTTCAATCCAATTGATGCCTTCAAGAGAGGGTATAGGCAAATGGAGGGAAAGGTTGATCAGATTGTAGAAGAGAACCCTTATTCTTCTACATTTGGTGAAATCACATCCTCTATCCCTCAATATTTAGGTGGGATGGGGGCTTTAAAAGGTATTGGTAAAGGCCTACAAGGTGGGAAGGCTTTACTCTCTACAATGGGTAAAGGTGCAGCAGTTAACTCAGCCATGGGCCAAGCTAAAAGAGGTTTAGAATTTGATCCTACTGGGACTGCTATCGATGCTGCTTTAGGCGCTGGAGGGGAGCTATTTGGCGCAGGGATAGGAAAAGGTTTTGAGAAAGGTGCTGACGCATATAGAAAAGTGCGTGACTTCATTAAGTCTGGGACCGGTAAGGCAACTGTTGAAGGATGGGAAAACCGGATCCCTGTTGTCGGTGGTGGGATTGAAAATTCTAGGGCTTATCAAAAAGAAGCTCTTCAGAATGAATTTACAGCCCAGGAGGCAGCCAGAAAGGCAGCTTTAGAGGAGGCTAATGCTAAAGCATTGTCCGAAGCAGCGTCTCAAAGAGCGGCTCATGAAGCTGGGAAGAACCAACTAGCAAGTGATTTCGCAGAACAGGAGTTTGCTAGAAAATCAGCAACGGAAGCCGCCAACCAAAAAGCGTTGTCTGAGTTTGAAGCTCAAGAGGCTAGGAAGTTAGCTGAACAACAAGCTAGGCAAGCTACTTCACAGGAATATCTTTCAAAGCTAAAGACAGTCACTGACGCTGAGGCAGGGACAGGCCTTAAAGACGCAACGCTTAACGCTAAGAAGAAGTTAAGTGCTGAATACGGTGAGGTCGTTGACCCTCTTATTAAAGAGCACGGCGGTAAGCCTGTTAGTGCTCAAAAGGTTAGAGATGCTCTTAATGAAGGGCTGTCCTCTGAAAGACTTTTGGACTCTAAAGGCAATTTAATTAAGAAATCAGTAAACGAAGGAATTTCGCCTCAAAGAGAAGCCTTTAAGAAAACAATCACTAAGGTTACTCGCACTCTCAAGAAAAACCCTACAATCGAGCAATTAACGCAATTAGGCCAGGATTTAGACTCTCTTGCTAAGTCCGACCCTGGATTATCGACTAACTTTAAGAGAATTTACGGGAATATTTCTAGAGCGACAAAGGAAGCTATTGCGGATGGGGTTGAGTCATTAGCAGGGCCAGAAGCAGCACAGGCTGTTAAGGGCGCCCGTGCTTCTTACGCTAAGAGTGCCCCGGTTTTAAAGACGTTGGCAAAACTAGCAAAATCTTCCCCGGAAGCCATGGTAAAAGGTGCCGGAACAAAACTCCCTCAGTCTTTCATTGAAACCGCTATGAGCGCCCAGCCAGGAGTTAAGGCTGAACTAGGCGAGGTTCTTTTAAATAACATTTCCAATCGTGCTAAGAGCCCAAAGGCTTTAACTGAAATTATCGAATCTTACGGTAGAGACACTTTGCAAAAAGTGCTTTCACCAGAACAGTTTCAGAATCTTATAGCTGCTGAGAAGGCATTCCACGCAGCATCGGCCCCTCTTACGAAGGGTGTTGCTCCTGAGTTAGAGAAGTTCGTTGCCGCAAAGGCTCCTGAAGCCATCCCTTTAAATGAAGCACTATTGCCAAAAGCCGAGAAGTTCGTCGCAGGACAAGCTCCAGAATTAGCTTCTGGGAAGTTGTACAGATCCTTAGTTAAGAACATCGATCGTGCGGGCAAGGTAGGCAAGACACTTTCTAAGGGTAAAGGTGCCGGTAAATATTTAGGCCCTGTAGGGTCTACGTTAATCAACCAAAACAGATAAGAGGAATTATGAAAAAAGAAGATCGAATCAGTGAACTAATGAAGGGCCAGTTTACCCAAAGTGGAATGGGTAATTCTTACATGAATAAGCCCGATGAGAGATCAATCTGCCCTCATTGTGGTGAGTCTTTAGGTGAAGAATCCCAGGAAAACTCTGCTCATGAAGACGCAGAATCCGCGTTTGAAGAGTCTGCGGAAGACAAGAACAAGTTGTTTAAGAAACCCGCTATGGAAATCTCTATTAACGTTGGGAAGCGAAAATAGTAGCCACCCATTCAACTTCCCTGCTAGAATGAATTAAGGAGTATTGTGAGCCGATTACTATCAGACTTAAACCCCGCTATGAGGTCTAAAGCTGTGGAGTTTTTGTCTAAGTGTTTAGAAGAGAAAATCCCTTTAATGATTATCGATACTTTAAGAACACCTAAAGAGCAGGAAGAGAACATTAAGAAGGGTGTTTCCTGGACTAAGAACTCGCGTCATCTTGTGGGTATGGCTATCGACGTTTGCCCGTATAAGACGTTCGTCCTTCATGGTGAGAACAAGCTCCAGTGGGACGCTAAAGACCCCGTATGGGCTAAAATAGGCGCTATAGGAGAGTCTTTAGGGCTTACTTGGGGCGGTAGATGGACTCAGAAGGATCTTGGGCATTTCGAACTAAAGGAGGCAGTATGATTTCAACAGTCGTGTTTGGAGCGTTATTCGCCATATCTGAATTAGTTGCTCTTATCCCTAGTGTAAAGAGTAACTCGGTTTTTCAATTAGTGGTTGATGCCTTAAAGAAGCTTTCTGGAAAATGATTAAGGAAGCGTTATCTGCCTTTACTTGGTTGTTTAAGTGGGTGGCAGAACAACGGGAAAACAGAACAAAGGATGCTCAGAAAGCCTATATTGACTGGCGAGTGACTTATGACAGCAAAAAGAAAGATCGTGCTCGTCGTCGTGATATTATCAATGCTGTTGATAAGCTGCTCACATCCAAAAAGCCCTGATTATCGTATACTGTGGGAAGAGGCGGAGGAAGAGTTAAACCAGTGCGTTATCAGAGCTGATAGGATTGTTATTCAATGAAAGATACTGCTTCAAGCATTCTTCCGTGCAGGCAGATACACTAGTCTTTTCACCTTCCCCGCAACAGGGGCAATCAACCCATACCCGGTATCTTTTGCTTGTATATTCACCACAACTAACGCATCTAGTGAATTCAGGCTCTTCAGGAGTCATGTCTCATCCTTTGGCCAAGATTCCTGACAATCCCATCTAGCTTTCTCTTCCCATACATCTTCTCCAGGCCTGGACTTTGCAGGGTTTAAGTATTCAACTACCCATTCAGGGTCTTTATCATCTTTATACTCCAGGTAGATTCTTACATCTGAAGCACACAAAGGTCCGTATAGTTTATCAATAATAACTATATCATTAGCCCCTACGTTTACTCTTAAAGTGCCAGCAGATCCCATATTAACCTCATGCTCTCCTAAATGCTTATCTAGCCATGGGCCTGTTTCATCATTTTCTGTCATGGAATCCCCGCTACGTTTAGTGGTAGAACCCAATTAATACCACCTGCCTGACCTAACCCGTCATCAAAGTCCTTCCCACAGTCATCAATAGCGATAAAAGGTTTAGGGATTACGTCCTTAAAGTACTGAGTAAGCCCATGTCTCTCTAAGACCTCTTTAGCATACTCAACACCTCCATGGGACCAGCAATACAAAGTATTGTTTTGAGCTAAGAGGGGGAGTTTATCCTTAACCCAAGGTAAGAGCTCATCCTTGAAGTTTATAAGCGTTCCATCAACGTCTATGGCGATGTCACTCATCATCCACCTCAGTCCATGAGTACTCATTATAGGGCCATTTGATGAAACGATCGCCTAGAGTCTCCAGAGCTTCTTGAGCGGAAGCAAATGTCTCCAGACTATATGTAGGATATTTACCTAACGCGTCTTCTCTAATGAGCGCAGGGGCTACCTTGATCTTCTCCTTAGGTTCTTCGTAAATCTTGTAAGAGCTTTCAGGCTTTCTCATTAACGTACATTCAGTGCCATCAGCCACCCTCCCTAACATCTGCTGTTCTCCTATAAACATGATTTCAAAATAGAGGTTTTCTTTAATCCACTTATCTGACCTCATTTGGATCTTATCACCTACTTTAAACATAGATTTCTCCATAAAATCGTCAAAAGTGGTTGTTATTGGGATTGTAATATCGTGAGCGGGGACCAGCCCTTCCCGGAAGATTTTGCCATCTAGAAACTTCACTCCGTATTGATGCGGCCCGTAGTAATCATCAATCCAAAAGGCGTCTTCCATCTTACCAGTTTCAGGATGCTGCGATTTCTTTATATATGAACTCATTTTAACCTCTCCAATGCTGCAATGGCTACTTTGCTTAGCTTAACGTTTGCGCACACCAACCCTTCAGACATGCAGTCTCGAGTTGTATTGTTTGCATCAGCATAGAACTCTAAAGCCTTTTTAAACTCTTGAAGCATGGCACAGGTCCCCGTCGTACCAAGATGCTCTATCCAGTTCTTCCCACAAGATGCACATGTATCGATAACAGTCATTTTAACCTCTCCATATTTTCAATAGCGAACCGAATCATTTGCCTGGCAACTTCTTGCATACTAATCTTGTGTTTTTTTGATAATTCTAAAATAATTGCATGATCTTCCGTTGTAAGTCTTAACATTGACAAGACTTTATCACATGCACCAGCATTACTTATTTTAAAGCTTTTCATCACTCACCCCTTAGTCTTTTGATCTCTTCTTCATATGCAACTAGGATGGATTTTAATCGGGTAAATGCGGACTTTTTAGCATCATTTATGCTATCCCATTGCTCTTTTTCCCAAAATTCATAGTTATGGATGCCACTATGGTTAGAAGCGTAAGCATCGCCTACTTGCCCTACTATTGATTCTATTTCTTGGTCTGTTATCATTTTAGTCTTTTCTCCCGTGATAAAATAAAACATTGTTCAGTCTCTTATTCTCCTCCACCAACTCCCGGATGATAGTTTCAGGGGTCCATTCTAAAGAAAAGGTAACAAATTTATTCGACCCTTCACTCCATAAAGTTTCAGAAGGTAAACATATGCAAGCCTCCGCCTTCAGCTTCTCATACTCCTCAACCTCTTTTAGAATCTCTTCGATGGGTTTCATAAAGTTCCTTTTAAGTAGGCGTAGCTCCCAAAGAGGCACGAGTAATGAATTAGCTGATCAAAACCGATCACATTAAAAGAATTGTGACGCTGTCCCTTATTCCAAAAGTAACTGGAAGCGCGGCTTGTGAAGAAATCGACTACCATGTGGACGAATCCATTCAATAGACCCCAACGTACGTCTATGAGGCATAGGCAGGCTGTATAAATGGCGATGTGAATTGAGAGTGGAAGCATCTTCTTAGACTTGCCTTGAGCCATCCAGTCAGACTGAAGGATGAAATCGGCCACATAGTGAACCGTCAGAATAATCAAAATCATTTTAAGTGAGATCACTTCCCCTCCTTTTTCTTTGGAAGTTTAATCATAGGTCTCCAATGGGAGAAATCCTCTATTTTATAATCTTCAGTAGTAGCTGGGCATCCCATAGTCCCGGAATCGAACATCATGGCTTCGTAAATACCGATGCCAGATTCGAAATTCTCATCGAACAATAAGAAAGTCTTATTTCTAGGGAGTTCACCTAGAGTGGTCAGTTTTCTCCATTTCTTCACTTCCCCTCCCGCAATTTAGAGACGTCGAAGCCTTTTTTGAGTAAATCAGATGCGATTTTCCGAAAACCCCTCGCTAAATAATGATCCGCCTCTCTCCAGTATGATTCGGGCGTCGTCTGCGACGGAACAAAGCTTGATAAATATTTAACGATTACCTCTTCATCGCTTGGCTCTTTGATTTCCTCGACCTCTTTGAACAATTCAGGATGGGCCTCTGGGTTGACGAATGTGATAGCCCCCATATTTTCCTGGATTTGGATATACTCACCCTCCTCTGCCTCAAAAATAGTCCCAGCCTCTTGGTTAAAAACATCCTTCAACAGTTTATACTTCTTCATGACTCACCTCGTTTTCATTGGATGGCATTTTATTCCCTCAACATTTGGCCAATCAATTATCTCTTGCAGCCTCTCAATCTCAGCCTCTTGTCCTTCTACTATAAGCAAAGCATCTTCTAAATCATTCCAAGGGTTCCCACACCTTTGGTGAAGTTTAGCTGCCCTTTCCCTCACATCCTCTATCCATTTACGAGTTTCCGGGGTCATTTGACCTCCACAATCTTCACTTTGACGATTTCCCAGCCTTCCTTCTTGGCCACTTCAAGAGGGCCATAATGAACTGAAAACTTGTGTGCGAGTTTGCGCTCTAAGTAGTCTATGCAGTCCTTTTCGCCCTCAAGTTCCCTTATCCATGGGATAGTATCCCAAACCCATCCGTTAGGGTCTTTAAGCCCCCAATACGTCTTCTCTTTAGGCTTTTTCATATTACTTCTTCTTAGGCTTTACACGCTTTGTGAGAGCCTTCCTTCTAGCTTCGCGGGATTTCTTTAATGCCCCCAGTAATGTTACAGGCTTCTTTACTTCTGTCTTTTTAGTTTCTGTCATATATTCTCCTTGGTTATGTTTGGACACGGGCCAGGAATCGAACCTGGGACCGGCTATTACTAGCCCTCTACCACTGAGCTACCCGTGTCTTTAAACTTCTTTCAATACTCCTCCTAAATAATTACTTCTTGAATATTTATCAGGCGAACACCTGGCTTCTCTTCTTCTAGCTCTAAATCCTTAAGTAAATAATCAACGTATTCAGACATGTCTTCCATTATTCCTCCCTAGCCTTGATCATGGCGTCGGCTATCCCATAAGCGTCTGATGTAAATGCTGGCATATCAGCCAGGCTGATACCTTGTGGGTTCATGGGAATAAGTCCTTGCATCACCTTCGCCGCGAAATAATCCCTCAAACTCATCCCTTCATGAGTTACTTCGCCCATGCTGCCGTATGAAGGAAACGCAGGCCCACCGTTATTTTTCTTTTCCATAATCACTCCTCCACGGGTACATCGTGCCACTGCTCAACCCCATTAATGACAAGGGGGTATTCAAGTATGGTAGCGTTTAGCGCCTTACAATAATTTCTTACTCCCTCCAGAGTAAAAAGAGTCTCCTCTATCCACGCCCTTCCTTCCTTAAGCCATAGTTTCGCCTGCGCCATCCTCACCGTCTTCTTCGGTGGGGTGTAGGGGAGCCAGTCCAAGCTCTTATTCCATATTTCCTCACTAAACCCGAAGTGCTCCGTATTTCTCTTCCCTAGAAAGTAACCTTCCCCGATAGCGGTTATGATTATGAATTCATGGAGGCCGCATCCTTCGTTAGCTACCTTGTCGTTTACCTTAAAATTAAATGTGCTCATGTCTTAGTCCTTTAGTAGTTGTGGGTTAAATGAAATCTCGGCCCTTGACCTTAGTAATAATTCTCTCTCCATTTCTGGCCGTAAGATCAATTGCAGGGCGGATAACAAGCCCTTCTGCGATAAAATCGCCCCAAGTAGATTTTAGGCCGTCTCGGACTAAATCAATTGCTACAGCCAGTGTCCCGTACCCAATTACCGGCACAGCCTGGATTGAAATATTAAAAGCAACTTCGTTTACTGCCTCGCGTTTCAACCACCAAGGGCCAACCCAAACATCGAACAGAACAAAGTCTACTTCAGGTTTATATTTCCCGCCTGATTGGATCTTCCCGCCATAGCCCTCGCCATAGAGAACAACTTCTCCGCCTTCTGGGAAGCAGGAGGCGAGCTTTTCTTTGGTAAAAAGGATCTGAAGTCTCTCAATTAAAGGCATGGGCATTTGAGCATTATCGGTACGCCCGCCAAACTTAACTTCATTGCCGTCCCATGATATGCGGACATTGGTGCCATCAACCTTTTCAGTGAATTCCCATTGGCAGTCCTTCAGGTATTCAAACTCCGGCCGAGAGTATTCATGGGTAAATTTATTGGTCTTAAGATCTCTTTTGAAGATCGAGTTTATTTTGTGGTATCCCTTCATATCTATTTCTCCCCAAACAGTTCTTTACACAAAATCATGAATGCTCTTCTTGCCACTTGTGGAACTTGCCCGTTTCCAAGGGCTTTAAGTCTGTCCACCCTATGCGGGACACCATGACCTATTCTAGGGACGGCATTCTCCCAGCGACCATCCTTCCAAGCCTCTTGGCCGTAGCGTGCCAAAAATCGTGGCAATGAGCGCAAAGGGTTTGAAGGTTCTTCGGATCGTTGTTTCTCTGATTCTGATCGCAATGATGAACCGTGAGGCGTTTCTTGTAGCCGCAAGCCTCGCAGGCTTCCTTCCGGTACCGCCGAGCCCTCCAAAGGTATGTTCCGGGCTTGATATTCGTTCGAGTGTTCGCGCACGTCAGGCTGCAATTCTTCCGGGCCAAGAACTCTTTCACGCCCTCTATCTGGCCATTCGGCATCCTGCGTCGGTTGAACGGTTTCCCGCAGGCTCGACATTTCTTGTCTGGAAAAACCTTTAAACCAGGCATCGAATTCACTCCTTTCCATCGGCTCGAGGGAGGTCCAACCTCTGGGCCACCCCATCAAAAGCTCTACCCATTCCGGGTTCAACTGCCCACCAGCGGCATCGCTTAAAGCCATTCCACCTTGAGAATATGTGTGCTTCCGAGAGCCCGTGTCCGATGCGACCGGAGTCGGAATCATTCCCATTGAATTCAATTTCACTGCCGCCGGAAGACCATTCCTCGGGTTGTTCATGTCGAAGTTCCCCCTTTTCTCCGCATCGTTCGCTCTTGGTGTTGGCCAAGTCTTGGGATTGTTCACTTGAGCCGCCAGGCTCTGTGCACACCTTTGTGTCCGGTCGCCCATTCTTTTCAAAAAGGTTTCCTGCCGCTCGCCCTTCCCAATATCGGAGGCCCTTGGAGTGAGCCACAATCCATATTCTATCTCGCTTGTGTGGCGCTCCAACGTCATGAGCTCCAAGCACTCCCCATCTTGCATTATACCCTGATAAGGCCAAATCTCTAAGGACGTCTCCAAGCCCTCGAAGAGCAAGCATTGGTGAATTTTCCACGAAGACGTAAGAGGGTCTAACTTCGCGAATGATCCTGGCAAATTCTCTCCACAATCCGCTTTTGGCTCCTGAGATACCTTTCCCTTTTCCTGCGATACTGATGTCTTGGCAGGGGAAGCCTCCCGAAACCACGTCAACAATTCCTCTCCACGGTCTTCCGTCAAAAGTACAAACGTCGTCCCATATTGGGAATGCTTTGAGCGTCTTGTCGTTTTGCCTGGCGGCAAGAACGGCTCTGGCATATGGATCAAGTTCAACAGCGCAGACAGTTTCCCATCCGAGCAATTTGCCACCGAGTATTCCTCCACCAGCGCCAGCGAAAAGTGCCAACTCATTCAATGTCTCCTCACTTATCTCCAAATAACTCTTTACACAGCTCGACTTGCGCAGGCTCTCGGGATAGGTCGTAGCATTGTCTTTTTCTCATATGTTCCATGCTTAATCCTGATAATATCCAGATAACAAAAACCAGACAGGCTAACTCTAATCTTCCCATATCTCCTCCAAAAATAAAGCAGTGAGTGGCCTTGCGATCAGTATGGGCGATAAATCAACCGCAAGACTTTCTTTAACGATGTAACTTATACCGGCCCCGTCGCTGCACTCACTGCTATTATGGACCAGGAAGGAGTCGAACCTTCACACGATAAATCGATCCAGATTTTAAGTCTGGTGCGTCGTACCAGTTGCGCCACTGGTCCGTTGGTCGAGTCCTCAGGGCAACTCCCTCGACCATAACTGAGCTTGAGAGACACTATTGCTAGTGGCAGCCCCGGGGATATTTAAAATCTGAAGGCAGGCCATGACGTTTTAGCCAGTTAAACTATCCAAGGCTGCTGTGCCGCTTGGAGTTGGCCTTGAACCTCACATCTTCACGCCGCTGCCTTCATATTAAGTTGTCAAAACTAATTCATACCCTTCAGGGTAACGAGCCTTGTAAAGATCGTGCTTCCAATTGCTCGCTAGTCCCATGTCATGTTTCGCCCACCCAAAAGAGGAGCAATAATGACTCGCGAGTAAGTTGCCTTCTTCATCAAAAGCCTCTCCAATGCAGTCACCATTGAAACTTTCAATTTGACGCTCTTCGGCTGGAGACATATCCATTCCCTTTTCAGGGTTTGCTGGTCTGATTTTAACAGTTATTTTATTCATATATCCCCTCTCATTTAAACAATAGGCGGGAGTCGAATGGGCTACACTTCACATGCGATAGCGGCATTTGCTGTCATAACGCATTCCCTCAGCTTTCGAATAGCTGCCGATCTGTCTGCGCATGGGGGAACAATTTGTTGAATTAAGAAAGCCAGATCTCTTGCAGAGTCTCTAAGGATAACATATCTTTCGGCCTGATCACCTTTTGGAGCATGATAAGTAAACCATTCATGGATCTGCTTTTCTTCTTTTGCATCTACTGGATAGTGTGCGACATCATTTAATCCCATATTTTCTCCCTTACTGTTTGGTTTTAGGCGCATCATGAGCACGCCCTTCGTGGACTGCTATAAATTCTTTCATCGCTGCAATCATGTCTTCTCGGTTAGCATTTGAGATATAATTCATGTATCCGCTATCCCCACAATCGAACACTAGAAGGGTAAACCCATAAGGCTTAAAATTATCTCCGAGGATCTTTCCGATCCCATTCATTTTTTCTATTAAGTCCGGACGTATTGGATCCATTCATCTCTCCTTAACTAAACGATAGGCCCTTTTCCCAAATGCCCATATCTATGATCTCCGAAATGAAACTTGCGCCTAAGGCAAGCCCAGCCGTTCCCATCATCATGTTTGCATTGAGTCCAAACATACGGTGTCCAAATAACCCATTTTATTCTTTCCCATAATGACAATGGCTCCATATCTCTCTCCTTAACCGCTGACGGTGAAACCGTGTCTTCAAGGTGCACGGTGCTATCGTTTAAAGTTTACCCGGACCCGGACCCGTCCCCGTACCCGTACCCGTCCCCGTACCCGTCCCCGTCCCCGTACCCGTCCCCGTACCCGTCCCCGTACCCGTACCCGTCCCCGGACCCGTCCCCGTCCCCGGACCCGTCCCCGTACCCGTCCCCGTCCCCGTCCCCGTCCCCGTCGCGCGAGACATGCCCGTGATGTTTATTTTTTGTCTTCGATGAATTTTGCATAGGTCTTCTCCGCTTGTGGAGTTGTAGGGATGATCTCGATTGCGTTCGTTAAATAAACTTCTCCCGTCTCATTCAGCCGCCCTTTAACAATACCGTTATTGGCTACAGCCGATAGAGAAAGGCCGCCATCTTCCCACTTCCAAAGCCTAAGAGCGTTCTTGAGGTGAACTTCCATTTCGTTTGCCGAAACGACATCCCCAATATGAACTCCCGCCGAATAGGTTCTGATTAAGCACCTACGCCCCACCATTGGATGATAAGATGGACTTGATTTCGCGCTCGCATACATCAATTGAATTTCCTTGATTTGCCCCAAGGTAAGGTCGTCTACGTTGAACATTATTTCTCCTTTTATGGTTTAAAGTGAAGACTTCTTCTTAAAATTACATAACTTACATACTTTGACCTGAAACGTATGCTTACCAACAGACCCATCTGCATTGTAAATATTGAAGTCTTCTCTTTCCCACTTCCCCCACTTATGGAACCCGAAGAAGCATCTCATTTATTCTCCTCCAAGCCTTTACTTTAAAAGGTCATATTTAAGTATAGTTAAAGCATCCTGTAATTCATCATAGAGTTGAAGTAACCTAATACGCCTTGTCTTCTCTGTTGGAGCTTTAAGGATATTCGTTAGCTTCCATATAAGAAGATTCATGAACTGAAGCGGGTTATCACGAATCTTGTGCTTATCATCAGATAAGCGTTTCATTTATCTCTACCGTACATAACACAAAGAGCCTTCGACCTGTCATCGACAGAGTATTTAGTACAAATCAGCTCAATTCGTTCACGCTCTTGAGAGCGGCCTATGTTATATCCAATCCTTCCGCATATTAGAAAGGAAGTAACTATCAACAAGCCTATAATTACTGTTTCCTCTAAAGTTTGATTTCTCATATACTCCTTATGGACTAACTAGTGTTGGTTTGTCAATGTTATTTCCACATCCCACTCAAAATACTTTTCAACCCGACAACAATTGACTGAATCAAACTAGGCTCTGGAGCCATCTTCCATCCTAAGTTCTCTGTGATATCAGCGAGATACTTTTGTTGATCAGCCAAATACTGCACTTGAGCGGCTGCAAGCTTATCCTCCACATGCGGGGACCATTCTTCTGCCTTTTTATACCGTCTCTTCTGCGCTAAACTCAGTTTCTTTCGTAATTCAGGACTTCTAGGCCCACGTCGTTTATCTTTCTTTTTCATCTCGTCTCCTCTATGTACTGCATTAATAATTTCTGAATCTCTTTATCCAAATCTATATTGTGCACCTCTTCAAACTTATCATGCTCCAGCACATGGTAGGCTTTAGGCCCAAAGGTATGACAGGGTGTGCACAAAGGAATCCCCATCATCGAGTTATTGCGAGCATGTAGTACATGATGAAGGACCACTTCGCTGCTGCCGCATATCAAGCATGGTAGAGACCTGATGTACTTTTCATATTTGAGGTTCTTGTAACAATTATCCTTTGGCCGATGCTTCATAACCCTCTTTGGATTTCAGTTCTTCGATTAGAAAGAATACTCCTCATAGCTTCAAACTTGTCTTTCACGGCACTGTACTTGACGTAGGAATAATTAGATTTCTCACGAGCAACCGCTAAACCTAATAGGTAATCCGAATAAGCTTCACTCTTATAAGCTTCTCTATCCTTCGAGGCTTCACTACCTTCCAAAGGACAAGCTCTTGCTAGAACGACCTTCTTCTTGTCTTCTAAAGCTTCATAAAGACTTTTATCAGAAGCCCATATTAACCCTAATCGTTCACAGTCGGCGTTTACTTCTAAAAGCTCTTTCTCTAGGTCATGGATGTTCATATAACCTCTATGGGGAATCGTTATTTTTCAGGTTCTTCCTGGTGTACATATCTCGTTCAGATTTATTTATTTTAACAGTACTAGGTGGGTATTCCTTGCTAGGCGTAAGTACGGGCTTCCAGTTGAATTTAATTAAAAACTCATGCCCAAGGGCTACCCTTACACGTTCCATGATTGGAATAATTATATCGTATTCTTCTTTAGTAACTACAAAAGCAGACCTTTCGGGGGTAGGCGTTTCTATCAAAGTCCCGTCTGGCTTCGGGCTAAATGGCCACACATACCCTAAGACTTCCAAGTCTGGTGTGAAACCTTCCATTTCTTTTATCGCTTTCATTTAATCACCTTTTTTAATAATGGAACCGTCATCTAATTGAATTCCAGTTCTGTGGAACGTAGTGAATGACATTAAATGGCCTTTGTCTTTGTAGACTCGATACTTTAGATAGTGAAAGTAGTCAGTAGACTTAGGTTTCCACCATTTATACAAAGTCCAATACACAAACGCATGAACCCGAAGAGGCTTGTCATTTAATGTTAAGTGACGCTTAGTGTAACCAATAAACTTCATATTTCTTTGACCTCAATGCCATACACGGCTTGGACAAGTTTCTTTTTTAGCCTATAAACAGGAGTCTTCATGCCTTTTACGTCTTCTATAATTCTAAACCCATTCTCCATATACTCAAAGTCAGCTATATAAGTGCACACCTTTACTTTATTGATCACGATGGGGAATTTAGGTTGTAATTCCAGCATGTGAATTTTCTTCGCTTTCTGGAGAAGTTTAAGCTCTTGGTAGCGTCTAGCTTCTTTCTTGGAAGCAAAGACTATCCCATCTATTTCTGTTTTAACTGCGCTGTATTTATTCAAAACGGAGTTTCCTCATACGAGTCTTGTCCCGGTAGTTGTTCTGGTATGATCTTGGCTTTAATCTCATCTAAATCACTTTGTAATTTCTTCACCATCTTAAATAGTTCCACCAAGCCATTTAGGACACGATCATTGTCACCAGTAGGAGCTTTCTTACTCTTCAATTTAAAGTTCCAGTACTTACCATTCTGAGTTACATCCACGTCGGGCGTTCCACCAATTACCCATTCAGCAGCGTTGAACTTTTGAACCGGCACCCAACCTGAAACCATCTTCCCAAGCTCATCATTGACCGTAATCTTCTTTTGCGGTCCAAACTGACCATCTACGTCTTCTATTTTCACTACTTGTGTGATTCTCATAATCTTACCAATGCCCTTTCATCTAAGTACTTCCAGTTGAGTGATTTTAATTTACTCCAGTAGTAAAACTTGATTTGATCCAAAGCTCTTAGGAAAGCATCTTCACAACTTTGGAATTGTTGATACTTGAAATATTTAAGATCTCCACCGTCACGCTTTACTTGAAGAATCCCCATCCCACAGTCTGGCGGGACCAAGCCCATTTCTATTGCTGCCAGACGATAAGCCCCTAACTGCATACCAAAAGCTTCTTTCTTGTAGACGTTAGAAGTCTTCCAATCGATTAAAGTAAGCTCTCCATTCATCATCCCAATAAAGTCACATGTGCCCGCAAACCCGTACTTCTCAGAGACTAAACTCTTTTCTAAGTGAATAGGTTCTAGTCCTACTTCCTGTCGCCACTTCTCAAAGCCTTTATGATGCTCTTTAAACTTCTCAGGAACGTCCACAACGCCTTCAAATGGTTTATTGAGAGTTTTCTCTAGGAGATCGTGAAACTCCGTCCCTGTGGCCGCTGTCTTCGTTAGAGTATCAGCCTGCTTCTTCTCTGAGTTACGGATAAAGTATTGTTTGAGTTTGAGGGGGATGGGTGCTCCGGCATCAATGATTGACGTGACGGATATTTTACCCTCTCCGCCAATCTCAGAATACCATCGCCAATTATCTGCATCTGTTAATCTATCCATTGATCAACTCCGGGTTTTCATAAATGTTACCTATTACTACCGCATAGACCCCGATTGGCATTTCATTGTTTCTAGAGCAAAGCCCATAGAAAATAGCGTCCATGTTTTCTCTGTGATTGTACTCAGAAGTACGCCTAAGAACGAACCCGGAATGATTCTCTTCCCAATCAACAACCACTAAATCCATAATATTGAGGTGAGGGCCAAAGCCATTATCTTCATCATTGTTGAATGCTACAAAGCTTAATATGTCTCCCTCATAGATTTCCTTTCCCCGCTTATCCTTGAGACCTGTGTATTGCATGATCGCATGGGTTGAATCGGTTACAAGGCGAGAGCCTTCTTCAGCGGCGTAAATATCATCCCCACTTACCAAGTGGAGGCGCCCTGATAAGTTCATAAAATACTGGTCATCCGCATCAGTCCCAGAATATCTCATGATATCGAGGATAGAATCCCAAAGCCTAAACTTTATCGGTCTCATACAATATTCTCCTGGTAGGCCATATCGCAGTTGAAACAGAGATTGCGAACGTCGAGGGTTTCAAATGCGCCACAGCAAGAACATGTGCCCTTTGTTGCGAGGACATAGCACTTAGGGCATTCATATTGACCATCGACGATTTCAATGAATTCTCTATCGTGGGTTTTACAGCGAGATACTGGTGGTTCGATGATGCAAACCTGACTGTAAAGGTCTAGGAGCATGCACCTAAGAGTTTTGATCGATTCTTTAATCTTTACGACTTCCGCTTTGACATCAACGCCGTTAGCGTTTAACTTGTTCATATTGTTCCTTTCTTACCCCATGTTAGCGCATGGGGTTTTGTTTTAGTAGCGTACGTATTCCGTGTCTTCTTCCTCTTCTGCTTCAATCTCTTCTTGAAATAACCAGTAGTACCAATCTGCGTATGTTTGATAACTGTAGTTGTAATCCATGCCCCCTACTTTCTAAAGACAAGATGGACTAACCTAGAAAATAAGTCAATATGTTATTTCGATTTATTTTTCATCCTAGCCCGATACTCCCTTTTCCACAGAGCATGCTTGGGGTTTTTCAGTTGAGAAATGTCTAGTTGCGGTCTTCCGCCACGTTGTCCATTTTGAGATGATGCGTAAGTCTTACGGTTGATTTTCCTGCGGGCTAGTTCGGAGAGGTAGAGTTTTTGGTAGGTGTCTAACTTATCGTCGTCACCTACTTCAGAGAGGGCGTCAGTGATTTTCTTTTTGATCTTTTCTAAATCCATGCCGCTATTGTATTGACAAACCTACGCAAGTCAATGACTTTGTCCATGAGCAGTATAAATGTCGCATAAAGTTAAATAAGGGATTCCCCCATAAATAGTTTGGAGATCTAAAAGGGATCGTGTACGGTAGTTAAAGATTCCGGAAAATAATCTAAATTCTAAAATCTGTGTTTAAGCCTGTCTCTAAACGTAACACTTCTTTCCGGAATCTGTTGCGGGCCCAATCTTTGGGCTTTGAGACAGGCTTTTAACTATTATGGTGTGTGATGGCCAAAGATCCGGCATTTCTATTTTACAGCCAAGACTTCTATCTAGGGACAGCCACGCTCTCATTTGAGGACCGGGGTAAGTTCATTACCCTTCTATGTCTAATGCACCAAAAAGGTCGGATGTCGTACTCTAGCATATGCCACATCGTAGCTACAGTTTCGCCAGAGCTTCGCTTGATGTTCGAAGTCGATGATCAAGGGCTTTGGTACAACAAACGCCTTGAGGAGGAAGCCACCAAAAGATCGGCTTATTCGGAATCTCGTAGGAAAAACGGCTCTTTAGGTGGAAAAGCTAAAGCAAAAACAGGTGTAGCATATGCTAAGCATATGCGTTTGCATATGGGTAACCATATGGAAGATGAAAATGAAGATGAAAATGAAACTATAAATGCAGTTATTATAAATGATGAGTTTTCAACTTTTTGGAAAGCGTACCCTAAAAAGGTGGGGAAGGGGTTTGCCGAAAAAATATGGAAGAAGCTTCGCCCCTCCAAAACTTTAGTCCAAGAGATGCTCCAGGCGATAGAAGAGCAAAAACAATCAAAGAAGTGGTTAAATAACGACGGCCAATACATCCCGAACCCGACAACCTGGTTAAATGGGAAGTCGTGGCAAGACACATTGGAGAAACCAAATGGAAAAGATGGAATTCAAAGTACCAACCCAACAATCAACGCCGCCCTCGAATGGGGCAGAAGACACGGGATTACTGAAATCACAGGATCTGTCTGGGGGAATGAACCAAGTCCAATTCATGAAGGGGATAATGGTTCTGGGGTCAGTCTTGCCCGACTTGATGAAAGACCAAAGCAGGGTTGATGCCATGTATTGGCTTTTAGGTGATTTAACCGAGGAGCAATTCAAGGTTGGGATTCAAAAACTGATTTTAAAACACCCACAAATCTATCCCGGCACCAATATTATCGCATTAATCCGGGAATATGCCTTAATTGACGATGAAATCCCCAGCCCGGAAGAGGCTTGGGGAGAAGTGAAGGGCCATTTTGGGAGAGAGCACACGTCGTTATCGGAATTTACCTCTGAGGCTTTGCATATGATGGGGTATGAAAACATTAAATGGAATATCATTCGTAACGAAAACGAGGAGATAGACCGCGCTCACTTCTTCAAAACTTATAAAGCAATTACAGAAAGAGCCAAAAACGAGCTCTTGATGGGGGATAGATGAAAACATGGCCACCAAAGAAGTCTAATAACTTTGAGAAGCACACTGAGACGCCCGAGGATACGCTACACTGCGTTTTTGTTAATGATGCTAGGCGGTGCATGCTTTTAGGTACGATCGGCTCAGGAGGACGGTTTTACTGCGCCTGGCACTATCACAGTCTAGCCGATGCTTCGAAAGCTAGAGATCGGGCAAGTTTTGACGAGTTTCTGGATAGAGAAAGAAAGATGGATAAGAATTCGCCCACGCAGTTTGATGGTGCTGATGAGGTGATATGGCAGAGAAGTTTAGGCAACTATTGAGCCAAAAATAAAAAGACCAAACCTTTTTAGGGAATGATCTTTTTACTTTCAATCCGGAGGTCCGGATGATACCACTAGTTCTGAGGACTTGTGGGATGATCAAAGAATATCTTTTTTTAATTCAAAGTCAACCCACAAGCTCTTTGCAGATCTTAATCGCCCCTGTAGGTAACGCGGTTACAAAGGCATGACTGAAAAGGATTATGCCGCCAATAATCGGGGTTTATAGGGTTTTTTTCTGAGGACTTGTTTCCCTCCCGTACCTGATACTTAAGCGTTATTTGCGACAAAAATAACATTGGTGACATAGCTTAGGACCGCAACCTCAAGATTCTTTCCCTAGACCTATCAGGGAAAAAACAAGTCCTCCTATGGCACAAAGAGAAGTTTTAAAGGATTAGATCGGGAATACTTAATCATCATCATTATTATTATCATCCTGCCTAATTTGAACGCCTTTTCCGTATGGGTTGTTGGCGCTATCTGAAGAATACTCACTACCATACCGCCCATAAGGGTTGTTAATGCTATCAGACGAATATTTACTCCCATAGCGTCCATATGGATTGGAGACTGAATTAGGATCGTATCTGTTGCTATTGAGATTCCCTAAATATTTACCATCTCGAGAGTAGATACTCGGACTTTGAGCAAATACAGGCGCTGCGAAAACAGTGGAACAAATTAAAACGTAGTATAAAATTTTCATAATCCCTCCTAGGGTATAGAAATAAGTTTACATTTTACCACAAAACTCTTGATTTAAATCAGGATATTTGGCACAACAATCTGAGTCTGTCGTACATCCCGAGTCTTCAATCATGTTTTGCCTGGCGACTTGCAGTCTCATTTTCGCAACATCGGGATTAGTTTCGACAATATCCATGCAATTCGAGTCATGATAGCAAATAGCCAGCATGTCCGGTGTAGTATGATCGACGTAAAGCGTATACGGTTGGTTGAAATGTAAATAGACTAGCATAAGTATGGTGAGCATAAATTCTCCGTTAGTTTTTCATAGCTCTTTGACAGTCAGTGCATAAGTCGCCTTCCTCTTTGACTTCATGACCACATTCGCATAAGTGTGCTTCGTAACAAGAGTCACAGAAATACTTGCCATCGTCTCGATCGTTTATCTCATCATGACCCTTACATTGGTCACAGTTTTGACAGTAGAATGCGCTCATAGTGCTTTCCCCTTATACATTGGTTTTTGCCATGAAGCTTTTTTTGTTAATTCTTTTTCCGCACCAGGCATTTTGTCCCAGCATTTTAAGTGTAGAAACGATTCGTCCGGCGGCTCTTGATCGGTGCATGACCCATAAAAAGTGTATCGGACACAATTGTCTAAGCCTTCATAACTGATAAACTTATTACAATTAGAACACCGATAAATACTCACGCCATTTTCCTTTCTTTTAAAAGTTTATACCAGTCGTCTAATTGAAACGATAATCTATCGCCTACCGTTTCTAACGTAGACCTTTCCACCCATTTGAAGTATCCTGGCGGATACTCAGATATTGCTTGAAAACTCCTGAATAACGGTTTTCGAAACCAACGTTTTGTTTCTGTTTCAATGAATGGAAAGCCATTTGATACTATCATCGCGATAGGTTTCATCCCTTTGTTGTTCATATTAAATCCCTTCAGGGATAGAAGGTTTAAGTAAAGATGCTTTGGCACGCCTTAATTTGTTTAAATCTTTTTTCCCCAAGTTATTAAACAAGATGCCGCTTAAAGAAAAGCTGTGAGGAATAGCCATTATCCCAGCAAATTCTTTTTTATTTTCATCCATTAGTTGATCGAGCTCTTTTGTTGATAAAAAGCATTGAGTGTTCATGCTTGAACCCCTCTTATTTCGTCTAAAGTAGTGTATTTACCATCAACCAAAAAACCAACGTAAGGCATAACAAAAGAAGCGGATTGTATTTCTTTCCCACTATTTAAAAGTAACGCTATTTTCTTCAGGACTCGCGCTTTATCTGAGACTGAAGTAAGTAAAGCGTTCGCAATGAAACTATTTGATTGTGATACAGTTTTGTACGCTTGATTCGTTTTCATATTATCCCCTTTAGTTTGTGTTCCCTATGATTGACATAATAAGATTAGGTTCGTCCATATAATAATGGTTATAAATCGCCTTCCGCAATATTTTGAAAATATGAGATTGCTTCATTGATTTTATTTAATGGGTAAATGCGCATGGTAGGAAGTTTCCCGCCGTGAATGTCGTTCAGCTGGATGATTATCGAGTCTTCAGTCGATAACATTTCAACAAAAGTGGTTTCGTCAGAATCGCTTGTTATTGGGGCTTTTTTAATTATGTTATTCATTATTCACCATTGATTTTGATAATAATATTTTGTGCTTCACTTATTATTTTTTGACATCTAACAACACCTTCATCTATTCCGTTATGAGTTACTCCATTTGCTCCAGCTTCAGGCAATCCGGTTTCATGTTCAATCATGAGTAGTAATAGCTTTAGGGTTTCGAAACATTTAAAAGAATGATAAATTGTTTTTAATTTTATTTTTAATGCGTTCATGATACACACTCTTTCAATCCCATTGAGTCATAAATTATCTTTGGCACTTCACGGGTAAAATCATTCTTAAACTTAATCTCATAAGTGATTTTTGGTGAAGATAACTTCTTATACTCAAGGCAGGTTTTCTTGCTTGCATAAGCTTGTTCTGAAATAAGCTTGCCTATGGGGACATCCCTCTCAAACAATTCTTTATAGGTCATTACTTGCCCGTCACTTCGAACAAGCTTTGCCCAAAACTTATCTATAAAAGCTTTGTTTCTCTCCTCTGTTATTGATGTCATATTATCCCCTTTAGTTTGTGTATCGTTGTTCCCTATGATTGACATAATAAGATTAGGTTCGTCCATATAATAATTAAGATAGATTAAAAATAATTTAAGTTGAGCTGGGCTTAATTAAGAATTGTGTTGATTTATCGTTGGGTTAGTGTATTGTGATTGGACTAAACAAAATTGAATATTTATTTCGTACGTTAAATTCGCCCCGCTGAGTGAGTAAATTTGCCGGGAATTGAGGAGGTTGATTGCAACTAATCCGCGGTTGGACACAATTAGCTAAGTACCTAGACCGTCATCCCCGAACACTACAGGACTGGCATTACACCCGGATGAAGCTCCCTTTAATTAAAACCCACCCCACTTCCACAAGATCAAGATGGTACCTAACTCCAGAGTTAGTACATAGCTGGTTAACATCTCTAGGCCTAACACTAGAGGCCTTCAAATCCCTCACCAAACACCGATCTTAAAAAAAGCATACCCACGTATCTATCCCATATTAGCTTTTTTAGGGTTCAATGATATCCTATCTCGATCAATGGGAAAATTACCAGATTATGAAGAGAGAAACAGACTTTATCAAGAGTCTGTAATGGCGTTAATGTCAGAAGCTAGAGCTAAAGCTATCGAGACGTTATCAGCCGACCTTAATGCCTCAGCTAAGGAACTCATCGCTCTTACAAGGTTCTCTGCTGATGACGCATTAGAAGCTACGAGTGCCCGCGTAAGACTGGACGCCCTGAAGGAACACCTAAAGATCGCTGCTATATCGATTGACCGCACAGAAGTGAGTGGAAGCTTAACGTTCGAACCTCTGAAGCTATCGAGGCCAACCGATGTTTAATCTCAACTTGCTCACATGGAAGCGTCAGACAGGCATTAGGTATGGAGTGGATATCACGACTGGTGCTGGTGGGGATGTTTGCCTAGTTGAAGCAGGAACGAGAGAGGCAGCGTTAGAAGCGGCCTTTGATCGAGTGTTAGAGATATGGGAGACATTACCAGCCAACTTACTAGTTGAGCTCATAGCCGAAGATGTCCGTATGCCCTCAGGTGAGGTGTTACAGTGAAGACCTTGAAGAAGCATCAGATAAGCTTCGTAGATGCCCAGGAGCAGTATGTAGGCTTGTTTGGCGGTGTGGGTAACGGTAAGACGTACATCGCCTGTCTGAAGGTCATAGAGCTCGCCACAAAGTACCCTAAAAACTTATGCCTAGTAGGACGTCTGACATATCCAGAGTTACGTGATAGTACCCGTGAAGTCTTCTTATCAGCCCTAGCCGAGTGCTACCCTCCCGAAGCTTATACCCTCAACAAGTCTGAGAACTCTGTCACCTTCTGGAATGAATCAGTCGTTATTTTTAGGCACTTGGATGAAACAGCGAACATACTCTCAATGAACCTTGGAGCTTTCTACATAGACCAAGCCGAGGAAGTGGACGAGGACGTCTTCCTAATCCTCCAATCCCGTCTACGCAGACAAGGCATCAAGGAACTCAAAGGCCTGATTACAGGCAATCCTAAAGGCTTTAACTGGGTCTATTACAAATTCGGAATGGACCAAGCAGGGGAAGAGACCGATCATCAGCATAAAGAGCGCTACAGGATGATTACAGCTCCCACGATAGCCAACGCTGAGAACCTCCCACAAGACTACATAGCCCAACTTCAAGAATCCTACAGCCCTGAATGGTATGCAAGATACGTTATGGGTTCATGGGACGCCTTTGAAGGACAGATATTCGATCTTACTAAGATTACAGGTTATGAAACCCTGCCGGAACTAATCTACATCGTGACCGCTTGCGACCCCGCAATCAGTAAAGAGAAGACCGCATGTAACACAGCCTTCTCGACCATAGGTGTTGGTAAAGACGGTCATTTCTATGATCTAGAGACCATAGCAGGTAAGTGGTCCTTCTTAGAGACCCTAGAAGAAGCCAGGAAGGTCCTAGGCCGACAAAGAAGCGACTATCTAGGGGTAGAGTCAGTTGCCTACCAAAAGGCGCTTGTAGAGGCTTGTACGCGTTACTTCCCTAACATTACCGTAGTCGATCTTAAGGCTGATAAGGACAAATTCCGAAGAGCTAAGTCCGTATCTCACATCGTAGGCAAAGGTTTATACCACACCAACAACCGTGAGTTATTGAACGAGATCTCCGCATTCGTCCCCGATGCTGATGGTAAGGAACGTAAGGATCGTGTGGATGCGTTAGTCCACGCTCTTCACATGGTTCAAATGTACGCCCCCGATCATATAGCAGTGGGCGCCCCGGTGAAAAAAGAAACATCCCATGAATGGTTTTATAGAATGGCCTCACAGCAAGAGCGTGAAGGTGAGACATCTCAAGAAGAGCTTTATGACAAGGGCTATAGTGGCCCTTCCAATCCAGACTTTTTTTAAAGGAGAATACTATGGCTATTAGTGTGTTAACGAGATTACCGGAAAACTTCGGCTCTCAAAGTGGTGCGGTAGGAACGGTTCAATTGGACTCTGCCTACCCAACCGGCGGTTATTCTCTCACGCCGGAGATGTTTCAATTAAGTCAAATCAATTCGTTTTTAGTAACGACTGATGACGCCAATCTTCTGTTCTACAATTACACAACAGAGAAGTTGATGGCTTTCACAGCAGCTGGCGGTGCTGGCGGAACTACAGGAGCGACTTCAGGTGGTACCCCTGCTGGGACGAATGGAACGTCTTCGGTATCAGGTACAGGAACATATGTCGGTGCGCCTACAGGTCTTTCCCCTGTTTTATCTGGGACAGGTTTAACAGCTGCTGGGCAGGTCATTACCACGACAGACAACCAAACAATGGGACTCAATCAATATGCTGGTTATTGGCTTGTGTCGGCTACGGGTGCAACACCTCCCAATCTGATCTTAAGCAACACGGCTGTCACTGGTGCTCCTGCTGTTTTCACAGTTCAAGGATCTGCCAACACTGACGCTGGCGCCTATGACGTTGTAGGGACAACCTCTTCAGGTTCTGTTTCTGCTTTGTCTGGTACTGCAGCAGCTCAAACTTTCACAGGTTCTGCTTTAGCGACTCACACCCATTCTTACGGTGGAGGTGGTGGTGGTTTATCTGAAGTAGCAAACGGAACTAACTTATCAACAGTAGTCGGCAATTATATCGTCATCGGACAATAAAAGGAGAATATATGGCTTTCAACTCGGTTCAAACAAGCGTCACGGAATTAGCAGGTTTCACACCCCCTTTAGTTTTAATCACAGGCACTTACGTTTGTGATGCTGGTACCACGGGAGGAGTCATCTCCCCTGGTTATAATAACGCTTTAGACCGAAGGGCTTGGTTGTCACTTGCGTAAAGATTAGAGCCAGAAAACTGCATCGTAGACGAGGCTTGAGGGATGATAGCTTGGTTGCCATTAGCAAACGCAGCATTCCTCTC